GCACAATGTCACCCTAGACCATGAAGCCCTAGAAGCCACGCTAAAGCGACATTACGCAACGATGTATGTAGTAGGGGTCGCATCAACTTATGATGACTTCGGCAGGATTCTCAGGGCTAAGAAGGCAGAGAAAAGACCGCCGCATAACTGGGATGCGATGGGTTGGGCGAAAGATGTCTTAACTCATTCGATCGACTGGCAAACGTGGGAGCCGGGCAACAAAGTAGGCGAAGCGTTACTGCGTCAGCCGGGCGGGTTAGAGAAATTACTGAATGGCATAAGAATTAAATCGGCAGAGATGAAGGGAACCAGTTACGACTTACTGGGTAGCAAACTCGCAGACGGGTTAGCAATAGGCGCAAGCCCTACGCGACTCTCGGAGATGATTCAGGACTCAATCGCTAACCCTGAGCGTTCGCTAATGATCGCACTTACTGAAGGCTCGCGCGCCGCTAACTTTGCCGCTAAAGATTCTTTCGAGTCGCTCGGTGTTGAAAAAATACAGTGGTCTTCGGCAGACCCAGAGGATGAGGAGTGCGACATAGATGGAGAAGTTACAGAGATCGATGGCGTTTTCAGTAATGGTCTAGGAATAGACGATATGCCCGTACACCCGAACTGTCGGTGCTTAATCACTACTCCGCCTGATTTACCAGAGGGATTCGTGCCATTCGCAAACGATCAAGAAATAGACTAAAAATATCGGTACAATTCAACAATAATCTGAAAGAGGAAATCCAATGGCACTAATTCACACAAACGTAACAGTCGGAACTACTGCGACACCTCTAGTCACTCTTCCTAATGGCGTTGGTTATGTCGCCGTCTCAATTCAGAACAGAGATACTGCCGCAGTTTATGTAGGAGATCAAAACATAACCGCCGCGTCAGGTGCTAACGGTGGTCACTCAATCGCCGCAACTACTGGAACTTTCCAAGTATGGATGCACGGTAACGAAACGATTTACGGGATTTCAAGCGCGGGAACCTCAACAGGCGCAGTCTCTCTTATCTATTCGGCTTAACTAAATGGCAGACACTTTCACACCGCCTGCTGGTGTAGCGGATGCCGCTAAACGCGCAATCGACTGGATAGCAGATGGCAAAGCAGGGGATGGATTTACTAGCACGGGCAGAACAAGGGCAGGACAACTCGCAAGACGTGAGGCAGTTTCGCGCGATACCATTATGCGAATGGTGAGTTTTTTCGCCCGTCATGAAGTAGATAAGAAGGCTGAGGGATTTAGTCAGGGAGAGAAAGACTATCCATCCGCAGGGCGTGTCGCTTGGGACGCTTGGGGTGGAGATGCTGGCAAATCTTGGGCTGAAAGTATCGCCGCTAAATTGAACAGGGAGAAATCGACTATGGCAAATGACTTCGCTAATTCTTACGCCGCGATCATTAAGCAAGAGAAGCAAGAGGACGGGTCGTTGCTGGTCTATGGCAAAGCAACCGACGATTCTCTGGACATAGATCAGCAAATATGCGACGACGTTTGGCTATCTAGTGCTATGCCTGAGTGGTTTAAGACTGGCGGTAATATACGCGAACAACATTCATCAATAGCCGCAGGAGTCGCTAAAGAATATGAAACTAAAGCCGATGGTCATTACATTAGCGTTCTTGTCGTTGACCCTGTATCTGTTAAGAAAGTGGAATCGGGCGTACTCAAAGGATTCTCGATAGGTATCAAGTCCCCTAGAGTTGTCAGAGATCAGAAAGCCGCTAACGGCAGAATAATCGACGGGCAGATCGTAGAGATTTCACTCGTTGACAGACCAGCAAACCCAAACGCAAAACTAATGCTCGCTAAATCAGTCGAGGGTGAAACTAGCCTCGTTAAAGTTGAAGAGTTTACTACTACGAAAAAGGATAAATCTATGCTCGCAGAAGTCATTAAAGAATTACACGCAGATTCCGCTAAGTTTGACCAAGCGTCATACGACGCCGCTCGCAAAGGTCTAGCCCAGTTGATTATGTCAGAAGCCAGCGAGATCGGCGATATGGACTCAGACGAGCGCGACGATATCCAAACTCTGCTACAGGCGTTGAAGCACCTGTTCAACTTCCGCGATGGAGAGATCGACGAAGATCAAGAAGCAGGAATGCCGCCAATGATTCAACTAGCCGCCGATGCTACTTCTAAAGACTGCGACTGCGACGGATGCGCCGCGTGTGCTGATGATGGTGGATGCGATGACGATATCTGTAAGGGTTGCGACAAAATGTCTGCTAAATCTGCTGACGTTTCCAAGTGCCTACAATGCGGATGCCATCAAGTCGCTAACGATCACGGGCTAACTCAGGTTCGCATTACAGGGGCAACACCTACTAACGAAATGGGTAACGTCTCAACGGCAACGATTATGACCCCAGAGCAGAACGCAGGGAGTATTAAATCTGCTGAAGGTGAAAAGCCAGCCGAGGAAAAGGCTGAGGAACTGGTAGAGGCTACCGACAATGAGATTCTTGATGAGAAGTCAATTACGGCTATTATCGAGAAAGCAGTAAAGAGTGCAACTGATACGGTCAAGTCTGAGATCGACGAACTTCGAGTCGCAACTAAGGCGGCAGAAGCCAAAGCGGTAGAACTTGAAACAGAACTCACAATCGCAAAATCTGCGGCGGCATCAGGTGGTCCGAAAAGGGCTGGTCGTGCCGTAGCAACAGATACAAACGAACTACTAATCAAAGCCGCTGAGTATCGACTAAAAGCATCAGCGACGACAGACCCAATACTCGCAAAGGGTTATAAGGCATTAGAGAAGGAATACCTATCTAAAGTCGCACCAACCCAGAGCGACGACTAATCAACTACACTCGAAAGGAAATGAAATGACACTAGTCGCACCTAAAGCGGCAGACCTCTTCGGTGATGAAACTTCACCAAAGAAAGCCGCAAAGCGCATGGACGAGTTTCAAGACTCGTTAAATAAATCTTTCACATTACCAAACACATCAGGTCTTACACCTGAGCAAGACCCTACTGCGGCACTTGAAGCACTAGCGGCTACAAAGTCACTAGCACCTGAAGCACTTGCTGGTCTTAATAATGCGATCGCATCTCAGCGTTTGGCATTACAGGATATGCAGAAAGACATCACACTCACAAGCCCGCTATCTACATCGTTTGCGGCGTTTGACTTGGAAGCACCCGCAAAGTTGCTTACACCACGCCCAACTCCACTTCGTAACAAAATCCCACGCAAAAAAGGCGTAGGAACCAGTCACAGAGTAAAGAGAATCACAGGGTTTACAGGTACAGGTACGGGTGGTCAAGGTCAAATCTGGCCAGGCGTAACTGAGTCAACTACTACCTCGTTCGGTTCTATTGCATTCGAGCGTGGTGCGAAGATCAGTTATACATCCGACGACTTGATCTTGCCTTATAACTCCTACTCGCTATCTGATAGCGTTTCATTCGATGCTAACTTCTCAGGACTTGGATATCAAGACCTTCGTCAGTTGTCATCAACTTCTACACTCTATGCAACGATGCTCATGGAAGAACGCATGATGCTTATGGCTCGCGGAACTGCAACAGGTTACGCAGGTGCGCTATCTGCACCAACAGTAACAATTACCGCACCATCGCCAGCAACAGGACAGGTCAAAGTACCTGACAACACTTACTACATCTACGTTACTGCCGATGCTGGTATCTCTGGTTCTGGTTTTGGTGAGTCAATCGTTACAACCGTTGCATCACAGGCGACATCTTCACAGGTTCTAAAATTCGTCATCACACCTGTAACTGGCGCACTTGGCTACAACATCTACATCGGTACAACTACTGGCGTCGCTAATGCTAAGTATCAGGGAACAATCAAGGGAACAACAGGTTACGTCGTCGGTACTGGTTCTACATCAGTCGGCGATACGCTCGTTTACAACTCAACAAGCACTATCCTCGCATCTCGCGCATCTGCTGATACTTCTGCATACTCAACAGGTTACGATGGAATCTTGACGACTGTTCTCGGTGCGAATACTGGTTATAACAACGCGATTAACACAACATTCTCGAACACCAATCCGGGCATCGAGTTTCAAGTTGTGTTCGCTAATATGTATAACAACAACAAGGCAGACCCAGACGAAATCTTGCTTAACGGTTCAGATCGTAAGCAACTCTCCGACGCTATCAAGGGTTCAGCAAACGCAAACTACCGCCTACAAATCTCACAGGATGAAACAAGCGGAGTAACCTACGGTTCAGTCGTTAACGGAATCGTGAACGAGACTACTGGAAAGTCAGTACCTCTAACCGTGCATCCGTGGCTACCACAGGGCGTTGCGCCTGTATTGTCTTACACCTTGCCTATTCCG